AGAATGGCGTAGTGATTGCCGCTACTAGAATTTCAGCCTTTATCTCTGCTGGATTAACCCAGAATTTGTCCTTATCCACTAATCAGTCTTTTGCTACAAATGACTATGTAGAGCTTTTTGTCAGGAATGCTACTAGCACTGACAATATTACCGTTGCCAGCGCACTATTCGGTATTGACTAAATGCCTGCCACTGTCCTGCCAATTGCTAACGGGTTCTATGTCAGTGACTCTCTGCCTCTGTCTGCTCAAGAATGCACCAATTGGTATCCCAATATCGTGCAGGGCGTAGGCTTAAACCAAGAGACTTTGTTTGGCACTGAAGGAATAACACAGCTTGCCACCACTGGCGTACTCGATGAGATCAATCGTGGCGCACACGAGATGGCTGGGATTCCCTACTTTGTAAACGGCACTCAGCTATACAGCATGAGCGATACCTTTAAACTGACCACAATAGGGACTATTGAGGGGACTGCTAGGGTATCGATGGCTGATAACGGAACTCAACTTATGGTGTTGGTTCCAGGCGGCAAGGGATACATCTACAACCATGTCACTGATGTCTTTGCTGAGATCACAGACACGGACTTTGTAGCCAATGGCGCACCTCAGTTTGTTGTGTTTATTGACGGCTATTTTTTAATTACAACCGATACTAAGAAGTTCATTGTTAGCGCGATCAATAACGGTCTAGCCTATAACGCACTAGACTTTGGTACAGCCGAGTCTGATCCTGATGACATAGTTGCCCCAGTAGTATTTAAGAACCAACTATTTATATCAGGCGGCGAAACATTTGAGGCTTTCCAGAACATCGGTGGGGCAGACTTCCCCTTTAGCAGAACAGGACTATTCCTTCAAAAAGGCTGTTTCTCGCCTTACTCGTTGGTTAATGCACAAGACACTTTCATGTGGGTGGGTGGTGGTAATAATGAATCGCCAGCGATCTGGGCGCTAAGTGGTAATAGCACAGTCAAGATTTCAACAACGGCAATAGACTCTATACTGAGCAAGCTGACCCAGACGCAGGTGGCTGGGATATATTCATGGGTATATGCCAACAAGGGCGCATACTTTATAGCTTTTTCTTTGCCATCAACAACGCTTGTTTATGACACAACATCTCAGAAATGGCATGAGCGAAAGTCTTTAATCTCAGGAGCTATAGGCGTTTCAAGAATCTCTTCTGTTGTTAAGGCGTATAACCGAATCCTCTGTGGGGATATAGTTGATGGCAGAGTTGGTGAGTTAGATGCCGAGGTCTATACTGAATACGGGAACACAATCACTAGGACTATTGCTACACAGCCCTTTCAGAACAATATGCAGTCTGTGTTCTTTCCTAGCCTTGAGCTAACTGTTGAGTCTGGAGTAGGTAATGCGGCAGTAGAAGACCCGCAAATTGTTTTAGAGCGCAGCTTGGACGGCAAGACCTGGAGTGGCGCAATTGCCAGAGGGCTTGGCAAGATTGGTGAATATAATCGCAGGGCGATCTGGCGCAGGAACGGCAGGGCCGCAAGGTTTGAAGTGTTTAGGTTTACGCTCACCGATGCGGTTAAGCCAGTAATTATCCAGCTTACTGCCAACATGATTGGTGGAGATAAGTGACAGGCCCAAGGCTTAATGTAGGCCAACCTATCGTTGATGAAAACGGTACAATGGCGCAGGCATTTAGACAGTTTACGCAGGACGCAAGCCTATCGATCCCTATAGTGGGAGCAGGCAGTCCAGAGGGCGTAATCGAGGCGGCTCAGTACAGTTTATATTTAGACTCAAGCGGTGGTGCATCCGCTATCCAGTACAGAAAAATGCAGCCAGAAATCGGCGGTGATCGCACCAAAGGTTGGATTTTAGTCTAGGAGAATATTATGTCAGCAGAAGCAGCGGCAGCGGCAGGATCAGCAGCAGCAAGTCTTGTAGGCTCTGTGCTTGATTACAAGCAAAACAAAAAGAATCAAAAGCTCGCTGAGAAGCAGCGCAAAGAGAATATGGCGCTGATTGAAAAGTATGGCAGCAGGGTCGGCGAGACATTAACGCCTGGATACCAAAACGCTCAAGATTTACGCCAACAAGCATTAAATCAGAACCTTGGGCTGGCTGGACAGACGTTTAGACCCGCGAATGACGTAATGCAAAGCGGCGACTACATGAAGCAGCAGGCTATCATGGCCGGACTGATGGGTCAGCGCAATGCCACTCTAGGCGATCCTATTGATTACTCTGCCCTAAGCCCACAGAACGTGCCTATGGACTACTCGGCACTGACCGGACTGACTAACCCGCAGGGGTTAGACTTTAAGGCGTTTCAAACACCAGAGTACGGCAGCTCGACCAATACTCAAGCGCAGGAAAATTGGAGTTCAGGCGATGCTGCCCAGTATTTGAAAAACTACCCAGACCTTTCTGCGTACTATGAAAAAAATAAGCAAGAGCTAATCAAGGACAGTGGTAACGATATCTTTAACAGCCTTGAGGGATATGCTAAGTGGCATTGGGATAACTATGGAAAGGCAGGTGGTCGAACATTTCAGCCTTTAGCGACAGCAGATTCTACAACAAACTCTACGGCTAAACAGCCAGCAAAATTTACATCCGAACAGGTCAGAGCCGCACTAGGCGATGGTCAGGAAAACAGTTTTGGATTCGATGGAGTAAACCCATAATGGCACTTCCAGGAATGTCTCCAGAATATTATAAAAACTTAGCAGCTTACTCTGATTGGCAGCAAGCCACAGGACAGCCTCCTCAACTTGGGGGAGAGAATTTAAGTGATCCGGCTTTTTTAGCGTGGCAACAACAGAATCCAACGCCTCCACAAGCTGCCGCCGCCGCACAAAATAGAGGACGGCCTACAGAGCAGTCAGACCCAATGGTTTTTGACATGATAGATAGAACTTTTGAGGCTCCACTAGCAAGCATCTCTGCCCAGCCACCCTACAGTGATGAGGATGTTGCTAAAGTCAAGGATATGCTCAACAGCGGAGCCGTAGACGTAAATGACGTTTCTGGTCATTTCAATGTGTCTGTTGCCTCAGTAATTCAGAACCTAACTGGCATATCTCCTGATGCCTATACTGACAGCAGCTATACCGACAGCTCTGTTGATGCTGTTATGAAGATGATCAATAGCGGCGTTGCGAGTGTTACTGACGTTGCTGACTACTTCTCTGCTGATCCGTCTATTGTCGAGAGCTATCTTACAGATGTGGAGATGTACACCGCCGAAGACTTGTCTAATGTACAACAGGGCATAGCGGTGGCATCTGCCGATGTTAGAAATATTGAGGCTGACGGGGACTACACTGAAGCAGAAATTCAGATGGTTGCCGACTCTATCAACAACGGCCTGTTAAGCACTGCCCAAGTCGCTCAACAGTTTGGGGTGAATGAGGATGAAGTCATCGCCAACATGGCTGTTATTAACCAAGACGCTGCCACTGCCACTGCTGATGCTGATGCTGCTGCTGCTGCTACTGCTGCCGCCGCCGCCAAAGCCGCCGCTGATGCTGCCGCAATAGCTGCCTCTAATGCCACTCAAGCTGAAAAAGACGCTGCTGCTAAAGCCGCCGCCGATGCTGCCGCAGTTGCTAATAACCTTAGCGGTTCAACTATTGCCGGTGGCGGTGGATTGACTGATATTGACACCAAGGGATCAGACATTCAGACGGGCCTTCTTGGGTCAGAGACAGCACTAAAGACTGGCGCAACTAACGCCATAAATATGCTTGACCAGATTAATGCTACAGGCAGATCAGACCTAACTACACAAAGCGCAGCGGGACTGGCCGCAGTAGAGGCTCAAAAAGCGATAGCCGAGCAAGCAATTAAAGCAGGAACCACTAGCGGTATTAACGCTTTAGATACTGGCGCAACTAACGCAACCGCTAATCTAAGAGATGAGTACGCAATAGCATTAGAGAATGCGCGACTACAATCAAATGTTGCCAGAGAAGATATTGCCGCAGGCAGAACCCAAGGCTTGAACGCCCTAAACACGGGTATTACTGCCGCCCAAAACAATCTGACAAGCCAATACGACACAGGGCTTGCTAATGCAGCCAACCAGGCGGCTATTGCTAGGGGAGACATCACTGGCGCAGAAACTAGAGGCATGGAAGCTCTTAATCAGGGATTGGGTGCTGCCAGGACAGATATAACGGACTCTTTTGGTCGTGCCGAGGGTATGTTTAATCCGTATCAAGAGGCTGGAACTGCTGCCCTACAGAAACAAATGGCACTCTCAGGCGCTTTAGGACAGGACGCTTTTAATGCTGCCTACCAAGAGTCGCCACAGATGGCATTCCTTAGAGAGCAAGGGATGCGAGCTAATCTAGCTGGGGCTGGCGCAACTGGCGGTCTTGGCGGCGGTAACGTACAGAAGGAACTAGCTCGATTTGGTCAGGGTCTTGCATCACAAGGTCTTCAACAGCAGATAGCCAACTTGGGAGGTCTTTCAAGCCAAGGGCTTAATGCGGCAGGAAGCGCCTCTAATATTGCGACTAGCGGCGGCACTAACTTGGCTAACCTTGGTATTGCGGGAGGTCAGGCCGGTCTTCAGTCGGCTATGTCTTCGGGCAGTAACTTGTCCAATATAGCCTCTAATTTAGGGTCGCAACAGCTTCAAGCGAATATGAACTTGGGTAATCAATTATCCGGTCTTGATGTCGCTGGCGGTCAGGCTGGACTTCAAGCTTTTACAAATGAAGGCCAGAACCTAGCAAATATAGCCCAGTCTCTTGGTGGTCAACAGCTTCAAACCGGAACCAATATGGGCGGCAACCTTGCAGACATAAGCATGGCTCAGGGTCAGGGACGGATGGGAGCCTACACAGGACAAGGGTCTAACCTTGCCAACCTGGCTACTGGACTTGGGGCGCAGCAACTAAACACGCGCACCAATCTCGGCAGTCAACTGTCGGGCTACAACCTGAACACTGGACTTCCGCAGGCATCACAGATGAGCAACCTTGGTACTAACTTGGCCCAAGGCAGGACTCAGGCAGGCAGAGACTTGGCTAACCAGTACGGTGCTGCCGCTAATGCTATGGGCAACATATACAGCAATCAGGGCAATAACCTGGCTGGATCGATTAACGCCCAAGCGCAGTCCCTGATAAACCAAGTCAATTCTGGAGCAATAACCGAGGCGCAGGCTCAAACGGCCTACTCTACTGCCTTGGCCCAGTCTCAGCAGAATACAGGCGCGGCACTAGCCGGTCAGGCACAGACTGGACTTGCTAACCCTAACTACGCTCAGGGCATAGGCAATGCGCTACAGGCTGGCGGTTTTACTTACGGTATGCTTACCAACCAGAACCAGAATCAGAACCAGAACAATAATCAGGGTCAAGCATTTAACAACCTAAACCCATATCAGCAACAATATGCGTTTGGAAACGCCATGAATCCACGGCAGATTCAGGCAACAAATGCTTCTAATCTAGCCACTCAGCAATCATAAGGAATTTCAGTAATGGCTGATATAAACATAGGACGCGCACTCTCAGGTCTAGGCGCAGCATTCAAGAACGAAATGCCAGCTTTTATGCAGCAGGTTCGTCAAGAGGACTTGGACGCTGAGAGAAGAGCGGAGCGGGAGATGTTCTTAGCTGATCGCAGCTTTGACAGGGGCATAGCCGCAGAAGACAGGGCAATGCGTTTGTCAGATAGAACTAACCGCCTAGCGGCATCAGAGGCTACTAGGCTTGCAGCTATTGATGAAAAGAGACAAGAAACTTTATTTATAGATTCCAAAATAGCTTTAGATGCTCTAAACGCTGGAAATCTTAATCAGGTTTATGAAAAGTTTACCGATAGGTTAAATGTTCTTCCAAGTATGGGAGTTACAAACTTAAAACTGTCTCAAGATGTTCAAAGGCTTGCGGCTGGTGCTTTTGAAAACCCAGATGATTTATTAAACCTAAGAAGAAGGCTAGAAGGATACGTTAATACTGGTATTGAATATCAGGTGCTAGATAGGCCAGAAAGAGCCAAGCCTATATCTGTTGGGGCTGGAGGCGCATTGGTTGATCCAGAAACAAACGCGCAAGTATTTTCAAATCCAGCTATTGATAAGACAATTGAAAAAGAAGTTTTGTCTTTAGAAGAGGAGATGTACAGGGACGGAATAAGAGGTCAGATGTCCAGAATAAAATCAGACTTGGACTTTTCTGAATCTATTATTGGTACGGCAAATGAAGTTCAAATGCTAACTCAAGCGTTAGGAAGTGCTGACCTAAATGTAGGAGAAAAATTCTTTGCCGATAGATTCGGAATGCGCGGTATTTCCTTGGCTGGTCTTGGGCCAGAGACAGAGGCCGCACAAACCTTAATCAACAAACTTGCACCTAGAATGCGTCCAAAGGGAAGCGGATCAACTTCCGACATTGAAATATCAATGTATATACAAAGTCTTCCTGCTTTTTTGCAGTCCTCAGAAGGACAGCAATTAACCAACCTTGCTTTTCAGGCGGCAGCAGACATAGAAAGAGAGAAAATCTTAAATGAGGAAAAGTATACAAACAGAGAGATGACGCTAAATGAATATCTTTCTGCCTCATCAGAGTTAAGAAGAAGAAGTATTTTTACTGACTCCATGAGGGCTAAGGCTAATTCAATCTCACCAGGATTCTTTGATGGTGTAGCCCAGTCCCGAAGAGATGCTATATACATCCCAATAAACTCAGATATAACCTTGAGTAACTAATCAATATGGAAACTTTTAAAGTTATATCTGTGCTAGACGGAAAGTCTTATGACGTTCGAGCGGCATCAAAAGAAGAGGCCCAACTTAAAGTTGATAACCCTTCTAATTTTGATATAAGTGATGCCCCTGCTTCCGACAGAAAACCACTAGACCCAAACGATCCTTTGTTTATTAAAGAAGGGAAGTATTCTCGCGGTGTAGAGGCTCTTCCAGAAGGGTCTGTAGTTGAGCCTGTAGGAAACGGCTATTTGTATCAAACTCCTAGTGGAGATAGGGGTTATTTTGATGATGTTTATTCAACTACTGATCCGGAAGAAATTGAAAAGATTTTAAATGATGCCAAGCCTGGAGAGCTTTTTCAAGAAAGAATTTATGAAGATGTGATAGAGGAAAGGCCGGTTTCATCTAGGGCTGCTGTTGCTTTAAGAGGAATTCCCTTTGCTGGGGAATATATAGACGAAACTGCTGGTAAAGTGTTTGGGCCGCAGGCTAGAGACAGCGTTCGCTTATCTCAAAAGGCAATGGAAGAAACAAGGCCCATAGAATCTGCCCTGCTTGAAACTGGGGTAGGAATAGTTAGCACAGCCCCGTTCGGTCTAGCACCAACTTTTGCTAAAGGAGGAGTGGCAAGAATTGCCGAACTTGGCGCGAAAGCAGGAACTTTTGGAACCGTGGAGGGTGCTGTTTCTGGGTACGGAGAAGGTACAACACCAGAAGAAAGGGCAGCAAAAGCACAAAGTAGGGGCGCTATTAGCGGCGTAATCAGCACGCCACTAGGCGGCATCGGCGGCACAATTCAAAATGTAGTCGAGAGATCAGCAAGAGGCAATATTGACAAGATTATTTCTGATTTATCGGAAGAGCTTGGAGTCTCAAAAGAGGCGGCAACTATTATTTCTGACATGGCTGAGTCAGGCGGGACTAGAGAAGAGCTAGAAAGGCAACTAAGAATAATGGGGGCAGAAGCAAGACTGGTAAACTCTAGCCCTGCTATGAAAAACTTATTAGACGTTGCACAAACAACTGGCGGTGATGCGCTCAGAACTACTCAAGAGGGTGTAAAAACTGTCGGAAGAGAGCTAAGAGCGAGTTTTGATAGAAAGCTAGATACAATTTTGGGAAGGCCAGCGACAGGGCCAAAACAAATATTTGAAGAGGCTAGGGCTGCTACGGCTTCTAAGAGAAAAGAAGCCTACGATGCCGCATACGATACTTATATTGATGCGACTTCCAGAGAAGGAAGGATGATCCGTAGCGTATTAGGAAGAATTCCAGATCGTTATATGAGAGAGGCAGTTGAGGCCGCAAACGATTTAATGAGTATCGAGGGAAAAGGGATACCCTCTATTGTCATTGATAGCGCCGGTAAGATAACCGAATACCCTAACATTATTCAGCTCGATTATATAAAGCGAGGATTAGGAAAAATAATTAGCGATGAAACCGATAACATTACTGGGGCTTTAAGTGTTAAAGGGGGGCTGGCTTCTAGGTTATATGGAGAATTATCAGCATCAATAGGCAGGGCGGTTCCTGTCTACAAGGATGCTGTTGAGCTTGGTCTTGATACCTACTTAGAAGAAAGCGCAATAAAGCTAGTAAGGTCGTTTGCAACAACGAATCTTGAGGAGTTTACACGACTTTTAAGCAGAGCATCTGGGCGGTCTAAAGACCAGTTAAGAGAAAGCATGAAGCGTATGCTAAGAACCCAAATACAGACTTTAGAAGAAAAGGCCAGAGCGACTTTAGCTGATCCTGATTTTTCAGAAGAGGGCGCTAAGGGTGCGATCAATGCTTTCAAGGCGCTATCGTCTGCTGGCTCTTTAAAGAAACTAGCTACATTCCTTACTAGCGGAGAAATGGGCCAATTAAGACGCGAGATGATGAAAGTGTCTGAGATGATGAACTTGGCATACGCTACACAAAGAGGCTCTCAAACTGCATATAGACAGGAAGGAATTAAAATAGTAAATGATTTAATACAGCCAACCTTCAATGAATTAATTTCTGGTCAGGGCGGCGGCAGTCAAATAGTAGGAACAGTAATTAGAGGGCTAACTGGAACAGACCCAAATATTCCTGTTAGAAGAGCAAGAAAGATTTTAGATGAAGTTGCTAACGCTCTTATCAACACTAAAGGGCTAAACGCTAGAAGGGCGGTCAAACTTATTTCTGATATTAACGAGAACCGATCTATGTCAGAAGAAGATGCCAAATTTATAGCTGCTATAATTAGCTCTTCTATATGGGCTGGAACCTCAGAGTCTGCTCAACAATATTCGCGTCAAGATTAAACAGGTGATAACTAATGGCAAGATTCGGTGATTTTGATCAATACTTAGACAACGCTGGTGATCCGCTTGTATCAGGCAAGATATACTTTTATGAGTCAGGAACAACGACTTTTAAAACTACCTATGCGGATGTTAATAACTCCATCCCTAACACAAATCCTGTCATCCTTACTGCGGCTGGAAGACAGCCTAATGTATTCTTTGATGGCGTTGCCAAGGCAGTATTAACTAACAGCTCCGATGTTCAAATAGCTGTGCGTGACCCCGTTGGGCAGACCGAATCAGCCTTTGGTGATCAGTGGGTAGCTACCAAGATATATAACGCCACAGACGTTGTGCTTGGCTCTAATGGCATATTCTATCGATCCCTGACCAATGGCAATCAGAACAACAACCCTATTAACACAACTGGCTTCTGGACTCTGCTGTATTCAGTCGAGTGGAACGCAGGCATAACCTACAGTGCTGGCGATGTTGTGCTTTATGGCACGACTCAGTACCAATCTTTGCAGGACTCAAATCTTAATCAGAATCCATCAACAGTTACGGCTTATTGGGCATCTATTGCGTTTGCGTGGCTTGCCACCAGGACATACGCAATTAATGAGAACGTGGTTGGCACAGACGGCATTCTCTACACCTCTTTACAGAACTCAAACATAAACCATGTGCCTGCATCAAGTGCGCCTTGGTGGGTTGGTACAAGTGCGGCGGCTGCTGCTAGTGCTACTGCTGCGGCTGGATCGGCTACGGCTGCGGCTGGAAGTGCCACGGCAGCGGGTGTCGATGCTCTTGCTTCGGCTGCTAGTGCTGTAATTTCTGCTGCGGAAGCCACTGCGTCTGCCGTATCAGCCACCGCTGCTGCGGGTAGTGCTACTGCCGCTGCCGGTAGTGAAACTGCTGCCGCTGGATCGGCTACTGCTGCTGCTGGGTCTGCAACTGCCGCTGCTGCCAGCTATGCCAGTTTTATTGAAAGATACATGGGCGCGTTTTCGTCTGCCCCAACAACGACTTTTGAGGGTGCGCTGTATTGGAATTCTGTATCAGATCAGATGTTTGTCTGGAATGGAACATCTTGGGAAGTTATCTCTGGCAACGGAACTGTTACTTCTGTCCAGGTGGCAGGTGGAACAACAGGGCTGACTTATTCGGGTGGCCCGATTACAGGCGCGGGAACTATTACAACGGCTGGAACACTAGCTGTCGCTAACGGCGGTACAGCACTCACGGCTTTGGGAACGGCAGGGCAAGTTCTTACGGTCAATGCTGGAGAAACCGCTTTAGAATATACAAGTGATTCTGGTGGTAGTGTTACCTCTGTGGCGGTATCTGGCGGCACTACGGGCCTTACTACTTCTGGTGGCCCAATTACAGGCTCTGGCACGATCACGGTTGCGGGTACTCTAGCTGTTGCCAACGGTGGTACAAACGCAACCACAGTCAATGCAGCACGACAGTCTATTGCTTTACCTGCTACAGCCGATGTCCATACCTCAACACCTGCTACTCTTGTTGATGGGCAGTATTGTGTGGCAGGCGCAGGCAGCATTACCTTTACTCTCCCAGCTTCTCCAGCGATAGGGGATAGCGTTATTATCAAAGATGGAACCGGAGCAGCCGCAACTACAGCTTTTACCGTAGCGCGTAATGGCTCTAACATTGCAAGCTCTGCTACTGATCTTACGTTCGACAAAAACTTCGCGGAAATAACGCTAACCTACATCGATGGAACTATTGGCTGGAGTGTGTAATGAGCAATCTTTCCGAGCTGATCCCTGCAGGAGGCGGTCAGAACAATACCGACTTTGTTGCTGACGGGGCGATAGCTTCGGGTAAGCCTGTGATCTTAAACAGCGCGGGAACGGTTACTCAGGTTGGGCAAAGCGCAGCTAGTTCCATAGGTGTAGGCACTCCTGTTGTTTTTAACGCATCCAATAGTAATGACCACTGTATAACTTTTGATTCCACCAGCAACAAAATAGTTGTTGGATATAGAACATCAAGCACGGGATACGGGATTGTTGGAACCGTGTCAGCGACAAGCATCAGTTATGGCAGTGCAACGGCTTTGCCGAGCAATGCGAATATGAGAGAGGCATCGATGGCGTATGACTCTACTAACAATAAAGTAGTTATGAGCTACAGAAGTAATGATGACGATTATGGCTATGCGGCAGTCGGAACAATAACAGGAACAGCCATTGCGTGGGGAACTCCCGTTGCTTTTGCAAGTGCTAAGTCAGAATATACAAACTGCGTCTACGATTCTTCAAACAGCAAAATAGTTATTGCCTTTAATGACGGAGCCAATAGCCAATACGGAACCGCAATTGTTGGGACGGTCAGTGGCGCAAGTATCAGCTTTGGCTCTGAAGCTGTATTTAATTCTGGAGAGTCTTCCAAGATCAGTATGGCTTATGACTCTTCTAATAATAAAGTAGTTATTAGTTGCAGAGATGAGACATCATCAGTGGTAGGCTCCGCTGTTGTCGGAACAGTGTCAAGCACCAGTATCAGCTTTGGCACAAAAGCAACCTTTAATAGTGGCGGTACGTCCATGATTGGTTCTTCCTTTGATACAACTGCTAACAAAGTAGTTTTTAGTTATCAAGACGGCACTAATTCCGACTACGGCACAAGCATCGTAGGGACTGTGAGCGGAACAAGTATTTCGTTCGGAACGGCAGCCGTGTTTAATACCGATAGTGTATCAGATACTTCTTGTTCTTATGACACAGGTGCGGACAGAACAGTTATATCCTACATGAATGGCTCGCCAGATTTAGGGAAAGCTATAGCTGCGGCGGTTAGCGGAACAAATCTTTCATTTAACACCGCAGTTACTTTTAATAGCGCGGCTACTACTTTCGTAGACTCTGTTTACGACTCAAGCGCGGGCAAAGTGATCACTGTCTATAAGGATACCACTGGAAGATCAGTAGTCCTTTCTGCTTCAGCTACAAACCTCACCGCAACCAATCTGTTAGGCATAGCTTCAGCGGTCATTCTGAATACAGCTACCGGAACGATCAATACGTGGGGTAGTAGGAACGAAGTGCAGACAAGCCTTACAATTGGCTCTGACTACTACGTTC